CAATTACACGTTCCAACTAAAGTAACTAAACAAACTTTGCCGCCAGAACAATCAAACTTCTCAAATTCTTCTTGAGAAGAATAATGTTTAATACATTCTACACCATTTGGTAAAGTAATTTTTAATGTGGGGCTTCTGTCAGGCGACATCAATTTAATATTTTCTTTAGTTACAATAATATCTTTTATAACAATTTCAGGTTCTTCAATTCCTTGACCCCAGATATTATTATAATTGGCAATATCTAAAATTGCATTTTTATCGACTTCATTAACTTCCCAAATGAAATCGACCACATGTGAGGGGTTAAATGTACAATTACTTAATTCTTCATTAGTTTCTTTAATGAAATTAGAAAACCCCTCATCGGTGAGTCCAACGCCAAAAGCGTTTTTATGCCCCTCGCTCAAATATACATAAGAATTATTCTTTAAATATTCTTTAAAATTGTCCAAACCTTCGCAATCATAAGATCTTGCGCTGCCTTCCCATAATATAGATCCATCTTTATCTCTAATTTCAGAAAGTAAAAGAATTGGATGCTAATATTTAGAAAGTAATTGATTAGCAATAAGACCTGTAAAATTACGATTTACTTTTCCTTCTGGAAGTTTTACTGCAATAATCTTATTTTCTGTGAGGTGTTTCTCTTCAATAATTTTTTCGATTAACTTAAAGCCTTCATCTCGTTGTTTATCTTGTTTACTTTTTATATTACGAGCATTTCGGCAAGCCTATTCGGCTTTAGTTTCCATCTATCCTTTACAACCTCGTTTGGTTGAAGGAATTTCTTCAAAAGCTTGCCAATCTAGCATTGCTTCAAAGAATAACAATTTTTCATTTTGAGTCCCAGATCTAGTTACTGCATTGACAAGCGGGCCAATATACCAACCAACAGTAAAAGGACTTAATCCTCCATGATTAGTAATAGAATATTCTTGCATTTCGCATATCTTTTTAAATAATGTATTATGAACAAAACTTAATCCTGTTTTTACAATATATCTTGTTTCATAATCTCGTAAATCCATTACATCGGCAATAATTCCAAAAGCGGCAAGATCGTAAAATAATTTTGAATAATCTACATTTAAAAGTTGATCAATATATTGACAAAATTTAAGAACCATACCTACACCAGATAAAGATTTTGTAGGATAATCGCACAGCTAATTATTTATTACTACAGCATAATTAGAATATCTTTCTGCTTCATGATGATCAATTACAAGAACATCACATCCTTGTTTATAAAGTAGTTGATGTTCAAGATAATCATTTGAACTACTATCTGGTGCAATTACTAACTTTACATCTTTTGGAATAGTATTAAATATTATTCCATGTTGTTTTCCTTCATGCAGTCTATATTGAACATTATTTTCAACAAAAGAGGGAAAGAGTGTATGAAGATAATTTAATAAAAGTGCTGCAGAAGTATATCCATCACAATCACTATCAACCTATACAAAAATTTTATCATTGTTTGAGATATGTTTAATAAGTAATTTTACTCCTTCTTCCATATTCTTTATAGAGGCAGGATCTATCAAATCTTCAGCACTTGTATTTAAATAATGATAAAGATTTTGTGGAGTAATTCCTCTGTTAGCAAACACCTGTTCAACCGCACTTAAACTCAACGTTTCTTCTAGCGGGAGCAATGATGCTTTTAGTTGATATTCCATATGAATTCAACCTCCTTTCATTAGAATCACTCCTTTTTTTGCATATCTTTTAATTCTTTAAGAGTTTTTAATGCTTTTACTTTTTCTATATATCGTTTCTTAGGATTAGGCTGATTAAATTCAACTATTTTCTTTGTAACTTGCAATAATATATCAGCATTGTCTTCAGCGCGCTTTTTAAATAAAGCAAGCAAATTTACAATATCAGTCACATATTCAGAAATTACTAAAAGAGAATCTGAATATTGCTTATCTTTACTAAAAGTTGATAGAAAATTAAAAGCATCCATAACTTCTTGCTAATTATGGCTCATAGCCTTTTCATCAATAGGATAGTATTCTTCCATTATAAAAATATCCTTTCATTAAATAATTTTAAAAATATATCTTTACCTTTATCTATCGGACTATCTTTATATTCTGTATATAAATGTTTATCAAATATAAAAGATAAAGTTACGATTGTTTTATATTTGTCATTCATTTTAATTAACTTTTTAGTTAATCTATGAAATTCATCATTTCCAATTTGTTCAAACTGTCTATCAAAAGCAATTATTATTTCAGTTACACCTAATTTTAATAAAAGATCCATTTGATAAGAACTTACGCTTGAACCGCAACAAGCTACAGAAATATCATTTTCAATTCCAAAATATGTTTGATATAATAAACAACTTTTTTCACCTTCAAATATAATTGCTTTTTTCATTATTTTTATATTATTTTGAGAATGATTATAATTATATAAATTCATTCCAAGAGGATGACGATATATAATATTGTTTATTTTTATTGGGCGATATTTTCCATATTGTTCTGCATCATCTTTTACAATAGTCCGGCCGCGTAAACCTATAAATCTTCCATGTTCATCATAATGTGGAATACTAATTTGATTTCCTCCTGGATAATAGCCAATATTACAATTTCTTATAGCTTCTTCAGAAATACCTTCTTTTATCCAAGGCCAGATTCTTACATTATAATTCATATGGGAAATAATAGAAGGGTCATATGTTTTAAGAACAACTTCAGCTTGTTGTTTTAAATTTAAATGAATATTATCTATTCTTTCATATTGAGACAGAAGATACCAATCTTCAAGTTTATCTTCTTCTTCTTCAACATAAACTCCATTTATATGAAAATAATTCGCAACCCATCTAACGGCATCATTGAGGTCATATTCTTCATGCCATTGAATTTCTGCAACTTTTCTTACAAGTTCATAAACATCAAAATAACTATCACACTCTGTATAACATCTAAAGAGCATTGAATTTTCATAAAAGTAAAGTTTACGACTGCCTTCTCCTGCTGGATTATGACAGATAGTATTTGAGAGAATCCCAAAGTTTGTATATTCGGGATTCCCTCCAAATGTATTCAAAATATCAAAGATGTTATCAAGAGTTAAACTTTCCTTAATTTCATCTTTGTTATAATCAATCATCCTGCAATAACCACCTTAATACAATAACCAATAAGACCCATCTGATCATTTACATAATCACAAAGCCACTTTTGAGGATCAATACCTTTTTCTTTTCCTCTACGAAGATCAAGAATATCTTCTGCCATAGCACGACCCATCTGGTATTCAATCAGCCCTCTATGACCCTGCCACTCTTCGACAGAACGAGGAATTGGCTGATGCTTACGCTCAAGCTGTTTTCTCATAGAAAACTTATCAGTCTTTTTATTTCTTCTTTTCTCTTTTGTAATTACAGGATTTCCATCTTCCCATTTAATCTTATAATTTTTGCGATGATATGCCGCGCTGCTTGTAGCCTGTTCGTTAACTTCACCCTTAAAAACGTTTCCAATTTTTCTTGCCATTTTAAAAAGCTCCTTCTTCTTCAACTAAAATTTTTATATCATCAATGTTAATTAAATCATAATTGTATGTCGTACAAAACATAGGTTGAATACGACAGGTTCCTAAATCAGCTTTACACCATAAATATACTCCTTTATATCTTCCTCTTCTGTTTTTATAAACTGACATTTTAATACTAGGTCTATCAAAAACATTAGCTTGTAAAATTGGTTCAAGAGCATCTATATCTGCTTGAGTTGTTTGTAATAAAATTGCACCATAGTCAATTTTATCAGCGATTGCTTTTGCACCTCTTAGTAAATTTTGATCTGGAGTTTCACTTGTTGTATAATCAGCATTTAACTAAGTTGCACTCATAATAAAAACTCCATATTGATTACATATATCTTTAAGTTTTGTAGATAACATAAAAAGAATATTATCTTCTCTTAATCGAACTCCACCACTTCTCCTTGTTATTTCTTCAAGGATTTTGATACTGGTGTGGATATAATCATGAAAAACATATTTAATATTATGATCTCTAAGATTTTTCTTGATAGTGTTTTCTACATCTTGGAGGGAGAAATCTGGGAGTTCTTCTATGAAGATTGGGGAATCTTTAAGAATACTGGCAGCTTCTTGGACTCTTTCATCTTCGTCTCCTTCATAAAAATTGTTAATAATATGTTCCTCATTTACTCCAGAAAGAAAAGCTAACATCATAGTTTGGATTTCTCCAATCTCTTGTTCTGTAGTAATAAAAAGAGTTGGTTGAGCAGCGCCAGTTTTCATCCATCCAAAAGTATCATCGTAAATTTTATTACATCCTATATAACAACAATCTGCAATCATTGAACGAGTCTTTCCAATACCAGTTGCCGCAGAACGTAAATAAAACTTTTTAAGTCTTGCCCCACGAGTCACCGCATTTACAAACGGTCCATAAAGCGGCACACCAACTTCAGGATGATCTTTAAATCCCTGAATTAATTCAAAAATTCCTTTTCCTGCTGGAGATGCTTCTCCATACCCCTGATCTACATATTTATAACGAATATTTTCAATTTTTTCATCTATCTTATCTGCAAGTTCAATTAGAGTTGAATTGTCCAGAAATTGTTCTTGCATTTCTTTTTTCTTTACATCGAGAATATTATCATAATCATATATATCAGATACATCAATCCCATATCTGTCATATGCTCGAAGTAAAGTCATTTTCTTTAATCTATTGTAATAATAATCAAAAGTTAAATTATTAGCATTTTCAGAAACTTTTAACAACCATTCTTCACCTTTTTCTGCTTGATAAACTCCCAAACTCTTTGGCTTAGATGAAAGAAAGTCATTAATATTCTGAAGTGTAATTACTTTAGCTCCTAATTCATGAACTTTATAAATTGCTCCATAAACAATTCTATGAAATTCATTTGAAAAATCTTCTTCGGTTACTAAATATTTATCATCCATATCAAGTAAAGTTGGATCATTAAAAACACATCCAATTACTTGTAATACTGCTGTTGTATCATAATATTTTGCCATTAATTATCCTCCTCAAAAAATGTGAATAATTCTCTTTTTTTCACAGTAGTTTGAGGAATTGGAATATGTATTTCTTTTACGTCTTTTTCAATTTCCCCAACTTTTTTATTTCTTGTTCTTGCTTCTCCAATTTTCTTATAATATTCTTCAGCTTTATTGTATACATATGGGACTATTCCTAAAGTATTATAAGTCATAGAAATAGGATGCCGAGTTACTTCATAATAATACTATAAAGCATGATGAATTCCTTTATAAGTATAATTATATTTAGGTCCAAGATACATTTTAAGTTGTCTTGCTATCATGGGATAATTAGCTTGTTTATTCCATAATTCATCAATATAATTTCTTAATTGAAGTTCATCAAGATTTTGTTCTGATTTTTCAATTTCAGATTTACTAACTATTCCCTCTACATTACGCTTTTCGGCACACTTTTTGTGAGCATACCGTTTTGCCGCAACCTAAACAAAGGGAAAAATATCTCTATCAAATCGTTCACCACAATAGGGGCATTTAACAATATGAGCTATACAAATTCCCCCTTTCTATTATATATTATATCATATAAAGTAAAAAAAATCAACTCAAGGATGTGTATCCTTGAGTTGAAAATAATCATTTAAACGTATCTTTTAATTCTGTAACAACCAAGAAAAGAAGTTCTGCCTGTTCGGGCTGCAAGTTCTGAACTTTCTTACCTTTCCCAAGGTATTTATCTACGATTGCCACGATACGTGGTCCAACTTTCGGATCTTTGTTCATAAGCTCTCCAGTAATAGCAGAGAACTCTTCTTTCAAAGCATCAAAATCATATTCAGTCTTTTCAGCCAACTTTTCTTTTTCATTGGTTACATATTCACCATTGTGTTCCTTAGCTTCCTCTTCGATTGCATCGCTTACTGCTTTAATCAAATTCTCATAAGTAAATGTAATCTGAGGCTTAATATACTTAAATCGACCTCCACAAGCAATACTGTCATCTTTTGCGCGGAGAGTCAAAACTGACATATCATTACCTTTGACCTGATGAGCATAACCATAAATATCTGCCATACCCTCAATAGTCTGTTTAGCTTTCTTACCAGGAATTGCAGGTCTAATTACCATATGAGAATTACCATTCTCATCTTCTTCTTGACCTTCACTAGCATGTCCAATAAAGAAAACGGCATATCCAAGTTGAGTCAATCCTCTAAATACATTATTAAACTCAGAAGTAAATGAACTCCATCCTTTACCATAAGCAGCGTCACCAAGCTGATCAATATCAAGCTGATCACACACATACTGTTGACACATTTCAGAAGCAATATCAATAGTATCAATAATAACTGCCTTATACATTTTCTTTACATCATCAGATTTAAGCTGACGATAAACCATAAGCATTTCGGCCCATGAAGTAATATCAACTGCTTTCACTCCTGGAAGTGCATTATATCCTTTTTCAAAAGCAAGTAACAGTGCATCTGGCATCTAAACTGCAAGAGTTGTCTTTCCGGTTTTAGGAGCGCCATAAATAAATGTAATATATCCACTTAAATCTCTACTTACTTTATGCGGTTCAATCTGTGTTAAATCAATCAATCCCATATTTCATCCTCCTACTTGCCGAGAGGGTATGATTAAAAATCATACCCATCAGCTGCACTACTAGTTGCGGTATTTGCTGCTTTACGAGAAGCTGCATACTCATCCTGACGTTTCTTAATTCCTGCCAGATAAGTATTACGATTTTCCATCGCTTCTTTCATCTCTGCAGCAGTAATTGAAGACTCATCATCCCAAGGATATGGAGTTCCTTTTGCCCATGTTACCATGAACTCTCTACGAGAAGATCTTGTTTCAACGACATCTGCTTCTCCGAAAGCACTTTCCTCTTCTTTTCTTCTCACGATAGTAGAGTTGATCTGAGTTCCACGAACTTCTGTGAATACAGGATTCTTATTAGAAATTCCAAGACTTTCAAAATATGCAATAGCCTTCGGATTATAAACTACATACTCTACAGGAAGAAGTTCTTTTCTGAAGTTGAAAATTGCTCCACCAAGAACTGCATGCTCCTTAATCTCACGATCCGGATCAGCTTCTACAACCTTAAACTTTGTAATAACCATATCTGTCGCAAATGCGGCACGATCGGCTTCTTTCTCCTTTAACTCCTCATCGGGCTTCTTAATATGGATAAATCCGCCCTCATTTCTCTTTGTGCTAACCAGCTCCATCTCACCATCCTGACTATTACGATCAGAGTAAAACTCATTCAATGCAATAGCAGAGTCGATATCGAGCTTAGTAGCTTCCTCTCCTACTTCCATATAGGTCTTATATTTACCGGCGATAATATCTTCCATAATCTGCCAGTTTCCATTTTTCTTTCCAGAACTTCCAAAAGTAGGAGTTACATATGTAAAATGAACATCAACAATGTTCTCAATCGCATTATCAGTTGCTATTTTAATAACACCTGCAATATATTCAGTACCAGGATTCTTTGAAGTCTCTCCTGTTACTTTCTTCTCCAGACTATGCTCATACAAATATCCTTCGATGTGTGTCGCATTTTTCATTGATTTCTTCATGTTTTAATTTCTCCTTAATCTTCTATTACTTTATTTTTTCCTTTTTCAGTTAAAGCATAAACCACTGGATCTTGACTTACTTTTTCAACATAACCATCAGTTACAAGTTTCCGAATCGCCCCAGAAACTCTTCGAGATGTCATAAACAATCCTTCAGCAATATCCTTTGCTTTCTGTTGCGGCTTATCAGAAACTGTGTCCTGAAGATACTTCAAAATAAGTTTCCCATTATCAGTAAATTCAGGTTTTTCTTTTTCAGTAGTGAGCATTTCCCAATAATCTCTTGCTCCCGCTGGCCAATCTTCTAAATCAATCTGTTCCGTTGCATCTCTTACAAATTCGATAAATTCTGACTTGTTACTCATGAAATTTACTCACTTTCTTTATTTTATATAAATATTATACCATTTTTTATTAAAAAAATCAACAGTGAGCATCTTTTTATTCGGGATCGATCTTATAAGTGATTAAATCTTCGGCATATGGGAGAGTTTTTATCCAATCACAAAAACTATGCCACTCAGTAAGACGATGTTTTGCTCTCCATTTATAAATATTACGAAGAATTTCGTAATTTAAAGTTACTGTTCTCTTTTGGAGATAACCTTCTGGGAGCCAACGAACAAGTTCCTTCCAATAACGCTTATCTTTTGTTTCAAGATATTTTTGACGAAGTTTTTCTAAAAAGAACATATGATCTTCAATATGATCTTTTATTTCATAATCTACTGGAGAATCTCCATTATCATTAGTCCAAAAGACAAGATCTGGATTAAAATCTTCGATTTCGAAATTATCAACGTCAATAGGATAACTTGTAAGTTTATGCATTGTAGAACAACTATTTGCTACAGTTCCTACTTTATAAGTATCAAATTCTTTCCACCAATAGAAAGGAGCTGTTATATCTACAGATACAATGATTTGACGAAGGAATTTACTATGAACTGGGCCACCACTAATCAACTGCTGTGCAAGTCTCATATCGTTTGGACCAATATATGCCCAAGTACCATGTTCATTATCTTTATTCCATCTGATACCCTGTCGAATTAGCCAATCTTGAAGTTCATCAATTTCATCTTCAGCTTCTTTAATAGCTTCTGGATCTTCAGAATTTCTCCAATCAGGATTTCCGTAATATTCCTCAGCAATATCCCATCCATCATCATTTGGCTCATATGAAAAAACTCCAAAAGAACTATCAGCTTTATTCCAAGAGTCATAAGGATTTCTCATGCCACGAAAGGCACCTTCAAAATTAAAAACTTCTGTATTTTCAAATTTCATTTTATACTATACCCAAATTCCTTTGCTTTATAAAAATTCTACCAATAATCTTCCTACTCATTGAGCCTACTTCTTTCACACTCTTCAATTATTTCAAATGTAAAATTTTCAACTCCAAATTGTTTCATAGCAGGATAAAGT